AACAAAATCAGTTACTTAAAGAGAGAACACAGTATACAAAAAAATCTGTGGTCAAACGAGCACAGATTTTAAAAGCTAAGTATATTCAGAATAAAAAGGACTTATTAGATTGATTCCTCAAGATTTTTTAGTCTTAAAAAATTCATTTGGTCAAACTTTTCATCTTTTAATTTGTTAATTGTTTCTGAAATTCTTGATTTAATTTCACTTTCGTCTTCAGTTTCCATTCTTGCTTGTAACTTAGTTATAGCACTTTCACGAATAACTTCAAATTTTCCTTCAAGAGTTTTTGTATCCTCAGAAACAATCTGTATGAATTCTTTTTTAGAATTCTCATCTAAAGTATCAAGGTAATTTTTCAACGTTTGATTGGCAATGTTTACCATAGACTTAATTGGGATATTAATAGACTCTTTCACTGTTTCAACTTTTGATGTTAAGATTGAAACGATGTTTTTCTTCGCCTGTATTCTTTCCATTAAATCTGTTTTTTGGCTATAAAGTAACGTATCGATATCTAAATAGTTGTTTTTAACTGACTCAGAAACACTTTTTGGTAATTTAATACTTGGCAAAACTTTTTGTAATAACGATAACCCCTCTTCCAAAAACTCCTTTGCGTCATGCTCGTTTAACCCTTGAGGCGAACTCAATTGGTCATACAAAGCATACGCTCTTGACATAGATTTATTACTCAACACGTTGTGTTTGAATTCTCTCAGTGTCTTCTTAAAATCCTTTTCATCTTTGTAGGATTCTAGCAGATTTTTCTCCATCAGGGATTTGATATTACCAAAGGTCATTTTGCTCGTTTTCAAATAAATATTATGAATTTAATAACTTATCCAATTCTTTTGAAATTTCTCCTAAAGATTCTTGTCCCTGACCTAAGTCTATCATTCGAGAACCTTCAATTAAGTTGTTTTCAAGTAATATATTCATGTCTTTTTTTGTTGATTCAGGTGTAACCTCTGCGGCTGGTGGTGCCTCCGCTGGCGGTGCAACCTCTGCCCCCGCATCAGGTAATGGTTCCTCACCTCCTCCACCAAAAGATGGTGGAGGGGCTAACTCTTCTCCCCCGTCAGGAGTTGTTGCCGCTCCCGCTGCAGGTGTTGCACCCGTGGCACTTCCGTATAATTTATCTATGTTATCAAATAATCCTGTTTTAGTAATAACTGTAGGTGTTGCTTTAAGTTCTTCACCAACAGCTCTTTCAACTCTTTGTTGTTGTAAATCCAAACGAACTTCTTCGTCAGACCATCCAAAGATATGTTTCTTAGCCCATGTAGATGATGTTGCTTGAATACCGTTACCTGGGTCAGAGACTAAGTCTTTGTATAATAATACTTTTTCTTTCCAAACGTCAATCTTTAATAAGTCAGCTTGAGTTGATGGGTTTGTAAGACCGATAGTAAAGTTTGAAAGTTCATCCTCAAATCCTAATAGGAACAAGTGAACAATCGCAATCTTATTTAACTCAGCCAACATACTCTTTTGGATTCTATTGATTGTACGAGCAAATCTAATGTCTTGTAATGCTAAGTTCTTACCATCACCAACAACTTCCTCAAATCCTAAGAACGCCTTAGGTACTCGAAGTGCCGTTAATAATTTCTTTTGTATATATTCGATATCCGCAATCTCTGATAAGTTTGTGGCTCCAGGTAATGTTGTAATTGGGTCTGGTGCCGCAGGGTCTCTTACAGGAATAAAGTAATCTTGGTCAACCGCCATTTGGTTAAACCTCATATCCACGTTACCTGTTTTGTTATCTACAATTTGTTCTCTTTTAAATTTGTTGGCAACACGTTGTACGTAAGCTTCAACGTCATCATCATTCATATTACCTACGAACACTTTGAACATTCTTCTTTCAGGTGCTCTTGAAGTACGATATATTAACATCGCATCTTCCGATAATAATAATTGTTTCCAAATTCTTCTAGCCTTTTCTAACATAGAAGTACCGTAAGGAAGTTTTCTATCGTCACCTAATAATCTAAAGTGAGCGATTTCCCACGATTGGAATTCCATATTTTTATTCTTCCAAGTGAAGTGTAACGCTTTCTTATCTTTGTCTAACTCTTTTGTAATGTCTGTAGAAATTTTTGCACTAACTCCTACCTCATGTCTTTCAATCTCAATCGTTGGTAACTGTTGTACCCCCACAACCCCTCTCTCGGGGTCTAATTTCAAGTAAACAAAGTTGTCACCATACTTACAAGTGTTTCTTGTCCACATTGGTAAGTTAGTGTTAATGTCTAAGTTGTTGTTGAATAAATCTGCCAACACACCTTTTATTCTTTTTGATTCAGAATAAATTTGAAGAATAAAACCATCTTCATTAGTTGTTGTAGATTCTTCTGCGTAGATGTCTAATGCTGCGGAAATCTCAGGAGTATACTCCATTGATTCGTAATCGTATTGGGCAGACAATCTTGTTGGCTCATAATAAATGGCTTGAGAATAAAGGTTGTTTTCAACCTTAGCCCACTGATTGGTTAAATAAAATGTTTGCTGTGCTTGTAATTTTTCTTTCTCGTATTCCTCTCTACTTTTTGTACGCAACAATTCCTTCTTATCAAACTTAAAAGTCGGATAATCTTGTTGAAGTAGTGAATTCGGACCAAATGTTTGGGACAGTCTTTGCCAAACCGTCATATTCTGTTCTGCCATAATGTAAATTTACTTGTTACCTTGATAATATAAATAGTTATTACGCACCAAATAACCATCCATATTTTTGGTAATCAGCTCTAGTGGCATCTTGGTTCATTGGGTTTTGTCTTCCCATTTGAGGAACCATCGGATTGAAGTAGTCTGATGTGTTTTTATTCTCATTTACAACACTTGACCAAGAATTTAACATTGCTTTAGTGTGGTTTACAACCTTCTCTAAAGATTGGAATGATTTCTCAGCAACGTATATTGCCATAGAAATACTCATAATACAGTCATCATGATGATTCTTTTGGTGGTCAGGTCTACCGTTAATGTAAACAAAGGTGTTCATCTCATTATAAAGTCTACTTGAATAAATCCTAAACTTGTGTCTCATGGACTCTTCGAATGACGCAATAATCTGAACCCTTTTACTGTTAAAATTAATACCAGGTATCTTCTCATTCATCTTAGGGTCAAACTTCCATTTGTTGGTAGTGTCTACGTTATCAACGTACATACCCGCTTGATACCCCATCTCTTGCATTTTTCTAGCGGTTGCAACCCCCATACCTCCCGTTAAATCGACTACACAGTATGCGTTGTACATTGTACCCCATTTGTAGGCAATCTCTGCCAAGATGTCAGGAGGTACCTTACCGACGTATTCTAAAACTTGTTCTCTGGCATCAAAGTCAATAATTTGAACACACGAGAAATCCTCGGAGTCTCCTCTTGATACGTCGACACCCATAACGTACTTATGTCCGTTAACAGGTTCTTTAAAAATCCAAAGTCCTCCACCCATCATTTTAGCTTGAGGTTCTTTAACATGGTTTTGGGCAATATCTGTCATCATCTCAGAATCAAATACGTTATCTCCTGAACCTAAGAAGTTACATTCTAATTCCTGAGCAACTTTACGTCTATCGTATTTTAACTTCTTAACCATTCCCTCAAACCAAGCAGAACACGGTTTATATCCTTGTTCGATATAGTCAGTTACAATAGAATGGTCTCTATCGTATGGATTATCCATAGATAAATTAATAACAACCTCATCAAGATTATACTCTTCTCTGTTTAAAAGGAAGTGAACTAAATCATTGGTTTTAACCATATACAAGTCTTTTGTATAACGAGGGTCACGGTACCAAAACATTTCGGTTACCTTGAAATCGTTCATACCTCTTAAAGACTGGTCATAGATTTCATAATAAATTGGGTCGTATCCGTTTGGAGTGGATACCACAATTACTTTACCCCCTGTAGATAGGGACGCCATACAGGCTGCCCAAAAATCTCCGTCAGCCTCGATATACGCGGCCTCGTCAAATATCAGGATGGTTGGAGTATAACCCCTCAAGGCATCTCGTGATGTTGCAACGGCTTTAACTTCACATCCGTTAGTTAATTTAAAATGTCTTTGCGCGTTTTTTTCTTGTGAAAAACCAGCACCAACCCATGAAGGCCATTGTTCGGTAAATCCTCTAACCTTATTCGCCATCTCCACCGCAGTATCTAATTTGTTTGCAATAATCAGAACTTTTTCTGGTTTTTCTTTTCTGGCAAAGGCTAGTCGTTTTGATATCCAAGCAGCGGTAACTGTTGAAACCCCTGCCTGTCTATACTTCAAGGCAACGTTTTCATTGTAGTTATCGTAATCTTCTATTAAGGAAATTTGGTCGGGAAATAAGTCTAAGGGAACGTATTTGGATACGGTGTTATCGTAGGTCTGTAAATAAGTACGA